GGCCTCCGGTGCAAACCGGAGGTCTTGCTTTCAGGGCGAGAGCCCACAAGTCGGAAGACTTGATAGATTGTTAAAGGAGGTTTCTTCACTATTATGGATGTCATGCTTGGTGCTGCGAAGCACAAGTCACGCTCCATTCCACCTAAAGTAGTTTCGGTTAGTGAGAACGTTAATTATAACGCGCTCAACCAACCTCAGGCTCCCACTTCAAACGGGAGCTATACATACTCTACATGGTCGGAAGATATTGTCAACACGACTAAGCGGCTAAATCAGCGCGCCAAGTCGAATTTTTGTCGACATATCAAGGAAACCTTTAACTACGGCGGAGGTACGGACCCATTGTATCTTACAAATGTAAGTCCGGCCGGTTGGCACACGGATTACCGTGGTCACCATGCTAACGCCTGTAATGCCTTTCCTTCCGTTCTTAACGCCGTGGAAACGCAGTTGGTTCAAACCAAAAGCGCTGTACTCGGTGTTAATGGGCAGGTATTTATTAACGAAGCTTGGGATAAGCTTCGGCCTGACCTCAGGACAATCTCTGTCCCCAACTTTTTAGTGGAGTTGGACGACTTAAAGAGTTTGTTCCAGATATGGAAGAAAAATCTATCAATTGCGAAGAATGTGGCAGGTGCTCATCTCAATTACAAGTTTGGATGGAAGCCTACTATAGGCGACCTGAAAGACTTGATATTGGGTGTTACTGAGCTGCGTTCTAAGCTGAAGGCATTCGAGGACTCGATCGGCGGGACCGTTCAGGACCGCGCCGGCGTGAAGTTGAATCTGCCTACTTCTGCTACCGGAACCATAATTTTCCCAAGCGGTTTACATACCGTAAGCTACTCAGCGACCTGCCAACGAAAGGCAGTATGCTATGTAGCGTGGCAAGCACAACCACTTGCTGTTATGGGAAGTTTGGACAAAGTACTTCGGGGGTTATTAGACTCCCTAGGCTTTGAACTGAATCCGCGTATAATCTGGGATGCACTACCATTCACCTTCGTCATAGACTGGTTCTTTGGCGTGGGGTCGTTTTTGGACCGCTTCCGGATCGATACGCTTCAACTCCCGGTAGTCCTCGCTGATTCTTTTATTCAGTACGAGGAGAACTTGACTATCGAGTGGTCATGGTTGCGTGCCAATGATGGCACTTATACCACAAGACCCAAGTCCGCAGGGGCAACCTACAGTAGAAAATTCTTCCATAGGATGCCAATATATCCCGACTACGCTACTTTAGCGGGGCTGGGGTTTAGACTGCCGACCCGTAACCAAGCTTTGCTCCTATTGAGCTTAGCTACCGTTCTGAAGAAGTGAGAATAAGGTAGTGAACCTTCTCGCACTTCAGCGCTTACAACAGGTGTTTCGATACTTTTACTTCGAAGCATCTTAACCGCTGGGCAATTAAGCCTGGCTTACCCCTCATTTTGAGGGAGGAGTGTACCATGCCTTTCATTGCACCCGCTCTGTCGAAAGCCTCAGCAACGCCAGATAACGACACGTCTCTCGACACGTATGTGTTGAGGGCGGCCGACCTGGACGCTGGGTCAAAATTCTCCGTGGCCGGCCTAGCCGCACCACTGGAGAAGACCTTGGAGGTCTCTCACGAGACCGTAGCCAAGACCGGCAGAATAAGGACAAGATTGCGCTTAGCTCGTACTGAGCAAGACGCATTGCTTGTACCACAGACGATCACGACAACTCTTGTCATAGATCGTGCACCCAGCACCGCCATCACTAACGCCATCGCGATTGAGGAGATCAACAAACTCGTTGACTTCTTGATCGAGGGTGGGTCGAACGCAAACGTGACGGCGCTTCTGAACCAGGAAGTTCAATAACTCCTGTTCAGAGTAACCATGTTTCGCATTTTGCGCCTAAAAAGGTAGCAATCAACGCGAATTTCTGGTGAAGATAGCGGCCCCGTTCGTTCTGTGTGGAGCTGGATAGGGTGTTTTGCAAACCCGATATTGGGCATGGGATGCTCTTCGGAGGTGTTCCAATGTTTGTTGGTGACCTGAAAAGCCTTCTTCCCTTGTGGAAGAACCTAGCACAAAACCGGCGCTATGAGCCTTACGTTGGGACTCAAGATTTACTTGAGTTCGAAACGAGGTTCACTAATGAGGGATTGACCTTCATCGCCGTGACTCTGCCTACAATAGGCAAAGCCTTAGATCGCTACCATTCTCTTGGAGAATGGGTTGCGCCAGAGCACTTTAAGTGCCTGGAGACGACCATCAAGCCTGGGTTCTTTGGAGTTGGTGAAGACCAGCTCTTCAAGATTCCACTATTCTTGAGGATCGCCATCATAAAGGCGATAGAAGGGGACTCTCTCGCTGTAGATTGTGTGCGTCAGCTGACGCTCATATTCTACAAACTGGAGGTGCCCTATGGACCGGAGAAGGAGCGTCAATATCTTGACAGTTTTAAATCTACTGATCGAGATCTTGATTCTATCTTTAGTGGGAATGATCCTTCACAAGATCTTCTCCTAAAGCGAATGAAACAGTTGATCGCGAGGGTCCTCGTAAATGAGGACCCAACCGACATCGTTCCATCCCACGGCGGCGGTTCCACCGCGTGCCGTACTCCTAATTGGAAAAAGCATCATCGCAGGCTCATGTATTATGAGAAACTGGATGAAGTTTATCCATACTCCGACTACTTCTTTAATAGCTCCACTCATCTTGCTGATGAGATGCAGCGACTTCAAGAAGCAGAGAACATGGGGGTCCCGCAAGCACGTGTTTTACTCGTGCCTAAGGACTCACGAGGGCCTCGAGTGATATCATGCGAACCTGCAGAATTAATGTTCATTCAGCAGGGGATCATGAGAAAACTCTATGGCATCCTCGAGAACCATCGTCTTACCCGTGGCTTCGTTAATTTTGAAGAGCAACGGATTAACCGGATGCTCGCCGAGCAGGCATCGAAAGATGGCGGCTTAGCGACTCTGGATCTCTCCGACGCTTCTGATCGTGTTTCACTTGAGTTAGTTCGCCGTGTTTTTCCAGCGAATTGGTTCAGGTGCCTCAATGCTTGTCGCAGTGAGGACACGGTCTTACCTACGGGTGAAGTGATAACGCT